CCAACTGCATTAACTGACCAAGAGGCGATTGACCTAACAACACTATAATTATGAAAACATTTAGAAAATACTCATTTGGCTCTAAAGGAGCAGCAACAACGAAAATCAACGCATTAGGAGTTGATGAAGAAGGTAACCCTACACACTCTCACTCTATCGTTCATCTTGGAAACCTCGTAGTAACCGAAGGAACTTATGATGATGAAGGAAACGAACTAACCCCTCCTGTAATGAGTGATACCTACCACATTGATGTATTGTGGGATGGTGAGCCAAATGCTGATTGGGATAACCAATTGGTGTGGTGTGCGCCTATGGGTGTTCATACCTTTGGAAGTTCAAGTGCTATTGCGGAGTGGACTGAAAAGTGTAAGGAGTTGCATCCTGAATACTTCCCTGAACCAAGTGAGGATCTGATCTGATGAGCAAGGATAGATATAATGTTCCTCAGGATAAGAGGAGAGGATGTCTATGTAGAGATGGAAAGAGATATTCCAGAGAATGCTGCAATGGAGATTATATGAATCAAGGGATAGGGAAGATCAGAAAGGATGAAACTGAGTAAGAATCTAACATTGGCTGAGGTAACGAAATCAGCAACTGCTAAGAGAAAGGGAATCTCTAATGAACCGACTATTGAGGATATGGAGAATCTTAAAGCAATTGCTCAGAATATCTTTCAGCCTCTGCGTGATCATTTTGGATGTCCTATTGGGGTATCTTCTGGTTATAGGTCTCTGGATCTTAACAGGGCTATTGGTGGTAGTAGTACCTCTCAACATTGTAAGGGGGAAGCCTTAGATATAGACTGCGACATGTTTGGAGGGTTATCTAATAGAGAGGTATTTGAATATATCAAGGAGCATCTAATTTTTGATCAACTCATCTGGGAGTTTGGTAATGATTCAGATCCTGATTGGGTTCATGTGAGTTATAAGAGAATAGGAAAGAATAGAGGTGAGATCCTGAGAGCAGGAAGAAAAAACGGAAAGACATATTATGAGTTTTATTGAGATTTTTAAGAATAGCAACGATTGGAATGAAAAGACCATCATTGGGTTTATGTCGTTTGCAGTAATGGTGATTGTGATGATTGCCGATGTAGTTACGGGATGGGTAGGAAAGGATCTGCCTGTGAATGACTTCATCTACAATTCTTTTGTATTCGTTACTCTTGGGAGTTTCGGTATTGCAGGATTGGAAAAGTTCGCTCAGAAATGATAGATAGTACAGATATCAAAGTAATCTTACTGAATGCAAGTACCTTCATTCTCTCCTTCGCTCAGATAGAGATGGCATTGAAGATTGCGCTCCTGATCATCTCAATAGGGTATACTGCTCAGAAGTGGTATCTAATGCATAAGAACAATGGCTAAGATTGGAGAAGAAACAGAGATCACTCTGGATCTGAAGACTATTGTTATGGTGGTGGCTTTCTTGGCTACTTTGATTGGGATGTGGTTCACCCTCCAGAAGGATATTGAATTGGCTAAGGAATTGCCTGAGCCTAATATCTCCAGAACGGAATATGATCTGAAGGATCAGATGGTAAGAGATGCTATCATGAGAACTCAGGAGCAGGTGGAGGAGATAGGAAAAGATGTGAAGGTCATAGATGAGCGTTTGTTTGAGATTCAACAGAAACAGAAATGAGAGCATTAGTATTCTTCCTTCTTTTATCAGGATCAGTATATGGTCAGAACGCAGTAGTGCATATTAATGCTGAATTCAATCAGAGCAATGATTGGTATGGACTGAACATCTTAGAAGGTGTGAAGGTGTACAACGGATACTTGGAAACCAATGTAGCGATGAAGGAAAGGTATCAGATCTCAAAAGTACCTACCTTGATCCTGTATAGCGATGGTAAGGAGATCAAGAGATGGGAAGGTGGATTAGATATGAAGTTGAATGTAAACCCTAAAGATGTACAATGGGAAATAGACAAATTGTAGATGACTTTGAAGATTTCATTGATGAACTAACAAACCAAGAGCAACCGAGTTGCAACTTGGATAATCCAGAGGAATGTGAAGCGTGTGGATCTTAAATGGCTAAGAAGAGTAATAGGAGCAGGAGTAATAACCCTGCTCTTTCAGTCTTGTGGTGCGAAGTATCACCTCAATCGTGCTATTGCAAAAGATCCTACGATTCTGGATTCTGTTGTCCTGAAAGTGGATACCATAGTGGTAACTCAAAAAGAAGAGATTAGAGACACTTTAATTCTTCAGAGGATAGATACTATCAGTTTAGAGAGAAATGGCGTTAGAATTGATCTGAGGAGGTTCTATGATACGATAGAGGTAGATGTTGAATGTCCTCCTGATACAATCAGGATCTCTAAGGAGATAAGAGTACCTCAGGTGGTCTATGAGGAAAAGAAGTTCAAAAAGAAACATATCTGGATATTGATTATCTCAGCGATTCTCTATACCTTCGCTCTTATTAAGTTACTTAAGTAACTATATTATATATACTATATAATACTATTATTATATTATAATACTCTCTTACAGAGAGTTATACTATGACAATAAAAGAGAAGTATTCTAAGATTGAGAATAAAGAGATGGAAGATGATTATTCAAATCATTTCTATTCTCATTTTGGATTCTATGATAGGAATGTAGTGAGATATGTTCCAGCATTAAGTAAATACTATCTGGAGGATCGTGGAATTATCTGAGGCTCAAAGATTATGTGGACTCCTTATGGAGGATGGATATCATACTTGGGTAGTAGATGGATATCATCTTAACCTACTCTTTGATGGTAAATTATATACAATCAAGACATATGAGGAATCCAGAGATTGATAAGATCCTACATCAGATGGCTCAAATATTCCAGAACATCGGAGTAGATTCTACGGAAGAAGAGAGAGATCAGGCGAAGCAGCAGGAGTTGATGTTGATAGGTAAGATATCTCAGATAGATCCTGAATATGCAATGAGATTATATCATGACTGATCATATTCGCATAGAGATTCAATTGGGGAAGATACCTTCCCTGAATAAATTCTATTCCTCTCCTCATTGGACATTCAGATCCAGAGAGAAAACGAAATGGAAGGAGATCATCCTTGATCAGTTGGATTACGATTTCCAATTCAAGAATTGCATTATCACGGCAAGAGTCAATTACAGATACGATTTAGACAACTGCATAATGGCTATCAAGTTCACTCAGGATGCGTTGGTAGATTCTGGAATGATAGCAGATGATAATAAGAAATTCATCAAGGCAGTAAGGATAGAACCTGCTTCTGATCTCCCTAAGGATTCTTCTGTGATCCTGATAGAGGGAGAAATAATTCACAAATAATTTTGGTATCTCACCATTTCTTTTTTTCTTTGAGCAAATCTTAAAAGAGAAAGAGATGGAGACAAACAACATTTATCAGATCATTGATGATCTATCAGGATTCGCTGACCAAGTAGGTAGTGAATGGATGAAGGAGAGACTCGCAATGTTAGAGGCTCATATCGGAGTATTAGAAATTAATCAATCAGTTAAATCATGAAAAGAGGAAAAGTGGTTAGCGTAACTCCTAAGGGAGATTACCAATTAAGAGATGGAAAGACTTTATACAAGTTCTTTGTATCATTTGACAATGGAGATTCTGGAGAGTATTCTTCAGTTAAGCCTGATCAGGACAAATTCAATGTAGGTCAGGAAGCAGAGTATGAATTGACTGCAGGTCAGTATGGAAACCGAATCAAGCCTGTATATAATTCAGGAGGTTCATACTCACCTAAGGCTAATTATTCATCAGGATCTGATGATAAGCAGAAGATGATTGTTAAGCAATCCTGCTTGAAAGCAGCAGTTGATCTCTTAAAGGATAAAGGTGCTAAGAGTACAGATGTCCTAAAGATTGCAGATTCATTTGTTGCTTGGGTAATGGAAGAAGATAAGCAAGAGACCAATTATAATACTCACTTCTCCTCCAGAGAAGAGAAGATTGCAACGGCTCAGGCAATAGTAAACGGAGAGGATGATCTTCCTTTCTGATTTGTTGATTGTGTTAAGCAGGGGGGAGTAGAAATACTCCTCCTTTTTTTTATCCTGATGATAGGATATTAAAATATATTTTTAATTTAGAGGGATGATTCATAAATACATAATTCAATCAAATCAGACTCTCCAATATTTGGAGAAAGCAAGAGAGGGACAGATAGCACAGGCATCAAGATTCGGCATACCTGAAATAGATGACTATCTAAGATTCAAGAAAAGCAATTTCATAGTAGTAACAGGACACGCTAATGTGGGAAAGACTCACACAATGACCTACCTACAACTGCTCCATACATTAGAGAATGGAACAAGGTGGTTGATATATTCCTCAGAGAATGAGGTTCAGTCTCTCCAGAGAAAGATCATAGAGTTCCTTGCAGGGAAGCCCATTAATCAAATAGATGAACAGACCTTCTGGAGGCATCACGCTTTTGTAGAGGGACATTGGGCATTCTTAGATTCAGAGTTGATAGTGAATGCTTTTGAACTCTTGGATATCGCTAAGGAGGTTTATGATGCTTGGGAGTTCGGAGGGATGATGATAGATCCATACAATTCCCTCACGATAAGAAAGGAGGATCTGAAAGGAATCTCTACTCATGAATATCATTATGAGGTAACTTCTCATATCAGGAAATTCTGCAAGGAATATGGAATCACTACGATCCTGAATACTCATCCTGCTACGGAAGCCCTAAGGAAGATTCATAGAGGTTCTCATCCATATGCTGATCATACGATGCCTCCAATGGCTTCAGATGTTGAAGGCGGTGGTAAGTTCGTGAACAGGGCAGATGACTTCTTTGTGGTCCATAGATACTCGCAACATCCTACGGATTGGATCTATACGGATATTCATGTGAGGAAGATTAAGGAGTTGGAATCTGGAGGGAGACCTACACCATTAGATTCACCGATCAGGATGCAGTCTACAAAAGGGAATTGTGGCTTTAGTATTAATGGGTTAGATTTGGTAACCAAAGAAAGATATATAGATGGATCTCCATTTTGAGGGAAGTAAGTTGTATTACTTAGAGAAGGAAGCAGAGTTGTTCAAGGTCTTGACCTACCTCAGTAATGAGTTGGGGAAGAATGAGCCTATGACTCAGGATCAGTTGTGGGAGGTATTCCATATCTGCTCAGATACGGCAGCAGTATATCGCCACATCACAGATTATTTCAGCACATTGGATAAGTTGATTCTGGATGCAAGGATTACCAATGGGAAATTGAAGCAGGAGTTGTATGATATGAAGAAGGAGAATGAGAGACTCCAGAAAATAGTAAACCAACATTTAGATGAGTTTTAAGAGAAAGATGTCTAATGGACAGAGGTTTGAGATTAATGGGATGGAGTTCATCTGTATGGAAACGACCATTGCCCTGCAAACCCGAATAGATGGCGTAGAGCCAGATATAGATGTGGATGGTAGTTACTACATAGTAAGAAACACATCAACAGGCGGATTACATAGAATCCCCTTCAAAAGAATAATAGAAAAAGAAAAAGAGATAAGATGGAAGATTTAAGTAATGTATTGAATAGTTACTATCAGGAGATTGGAGTGATCCCTAAAGGAACGAGAGAGATAGATCAGGTCTATGCGAGATCAGCAATGATGGTTGCCCTGAGAGAATATATGACTCTGATTCAGATAGGCAGGGTTTTTGGTAAGAATCACGCTACGATTCATCACGCAGTAAAGAATCATGAGAACAACTTCAATTGGAGTAAGATGTATAGATTCTACTTTGAGACTGCGAAGAGTGTTTTGGTGAACAACCCTGATATCAAGATCCAGAATGATAATACATTGATGGCTCAATTCACACGCCAGAAGATGCGTATAACAGAATTGGAGTATAAAAGTTCACAACTAAAATCTGAGAATGAATCCCTTAAAAGAAAAATCGCTATATTAGAAGCAGATGGAAATAGAAATTAGCCCAATAATGGGATGTATGGTAGGAGTAAACTACGCATATTATCCTGAAGAGAATGGTCAGCCTCCTCTCCACTATGTGCAGGTGGGGATTGGGTTGGCGATTGTAGGAATCACATGGACCGCATAGAGAAGTTTTATAGAAAGAACTTTAAGAGACTGACAGGATTCATCAAAGAATATACTGATGGATCATATGAGGTAGCATCTGATATAGTTCAGATGGTGTTTTTACGGCTATTAGAAATGGAGAGCGAAGGGAGAACCAACTTTTATGAGGAGGACTCCCTTAACTTTTTTTATGTCTACAGAGCCTGTATTAATACTGCGCTGAAGTATCAGAGAGCGAAGAAGAAAATCAATAAGGTTTCTCTGGAGGATTTTGATGTGGTTGATCAGGAGATGGAATATGATCAGATCAATGCTATGGAGAAGATGATCCAGAAGATGGAGCAGGAGATGGGAGATCTCCATTGGTATGATGAGAAGATGATGAGGATATATATGGAGGGAACATCTATGAACAAGATTCATAGAGAGACAGATATAGGATTAACAAGCATTAAGAATACGATTAAGAATGGCAAAGCAAAAATCTACGAAGAACTCAGAGAAGATTGGGAAGACTTCCAAAACGGAGACTATGAGCAAATCTAAGAAGGCGAGAGGTCTGGGAGATACTATTGAGCAGATCACGGAAGCCACAGGAATCAAAGCGGTAGTTAAGGCTATTGCAGGAGATGATTGTGGATGTGATGCGAGAAGAGATAAACTGAATAAGATATTCCCATATTCTAAGCAGCCTGAATGTTTAGATCCTGAGGAGATAGAGTTCCTCAAATCAGGGGTATTAAGAAAGAGTTCATTAACTCACGATCAGAGAGTAAGGATAGCAGAGATTCATTCCAGAGTATTCAATCACAAGTTTGATGTGCCTTGTACCTGCTCTCCCAAGATATGGATTCAATGGATCAGAGAATTGAAAGAACTATTAGATGTCTCTGAATAACTACCTAAAGAATGGTCTAAAGCAATCTGATGACCGAACCGCCCATTGTATTTCCATAGGTAAGGATGGAGAAGCCCTGTTCAAGGAATTGACAGGAGCAATGAAATCTAACCTTGCTGATGATAAGAAGCATATTGATTTCTATTGGGAAGGAAAGTGTATAGATGTGAAAGGTCTAAAGCCTATGCATAACTATGGATTTATCCTGCTTGAATTTCTAAATGTCTGGGGATATCATGGATGGTGTGCTAAGGATTCTAAGGCAGATTATATAGCGTTTCAATTTCCAGATAGATTCTACATCTTCAAGAAAGATGATCTCAGAGGGAGGGTAATAGATAAATGTGAACCATATTCTGCTGAGGTAGTGATCAGGAGGAATAGAGTGAAGCCTTCTCAAGGTCTTTACAAATGGATAGGGAGACAAGGAAAGCAGGATGTGTTCACCTATCTAAGGATAGAAGATGTCAAAGATTTAATAATTCAAGAGATACATTATGCCGTTACCAGAGAAGAAGACAAACGAGAGTAGAGGAGAGTTCATTGTAAGATGTATGCAGGATCATACTATGATAGAGGAATACCCTGAACAGGATCAGAGGTATGCAGTCTGTATTGCTCAATGGGAATCTTAGTGTTATTCGGGGTAGGATTGGGGATTGCCCTTAATCAAATCAGAGTCCTCCAGAAGAGAGTTAATGATATTGAAGAATTCATTGACAAAGTTTTTTTTGATGATGAGGAGTAGTTATTAAAAAGATTTGTTTATATTTGACTAAATCTTAAAAGAGAGAGATATGAAAAAGTACACACCCATTGAGAATGCTTTTTACTGGATCGTAACAAGCACTTTAGTAGCCATCGGCATCAGCGTTATGATGGTAGTTTATGCACTTGTAGAGAGAATTGCCTTATGATAATGTTAGATGGAACAGATTACGATCAGCAATGGTTGATTGATAAAGCGAGAGATGATGAATTCTACTATGGAGTTCTTAATAAGTTAGCCCTATCCTCATCATCCCTAAAGATGATATTAGATAGCCCTAAGACCTTTAATAATGTGATGAAGTATGGATCTGTTGAATCATCTCCTGCTTTATTACAGGGGAGAATCATTCATACGATGATCTTAGAGCCTGAGAGATTTGATGATATATTTCAGGTGGTAGATGTGGCTTCTAAGAATACTAAAGCCTTCAAGGAGGCTCAGATAGATAACCCTAAGACTTGTATCACGAGAAAGGACTTGGAGCAGGGAGAGAGAGTAACAGATGCGTTTAATAGAAATGAACACGCTCTGGAGTTCCTTAGAGGATCAGAACCTGAAAAGCCAATGGTGGATATCTTAGGAGGATTCCCTTTTAGAGGGAAAGCAGATATCTGGAATCAAGACTTTGTAGCAGATGTGAAGACAACTACAGATCTCAAGGCATTCAGATATAGTGCAGATAAATATGGATATGACCTTCAATGTTATATCTACTGCAATCTCTTCCAGAAGAACTACAAGGATTTCTATTTCATAGCCTTAGACAAGGCATCTTGTGATATAGGGATCTATGATGTATCAGAGGAATTCTATAAGAGAGGAGAGGCTAAATTCCAGAGAGCGATATCTACCTATAGAGATTTCTTTGTGAAAGGTCAGGATCTGGATTCATATATCATTAGAGATACACTATGAAAAAGATTAATCAATTAGATCTGTTCTCAGGCATAGGTGGTTTTCACTTAGGCTTTGAAAAAGCAGGATATGAGATAAAAAGTTACTTCTCAGAGATAGATAAGAATTCAATAGCAGTATACAAACATCAATTCAAAGATGCAGAATATGTCGGATCAGTTACAGATGTTCGGGGATCAGAACTCCCAAAAATTGACCTCATCACTTTCGGAAGTCCTTGTCAAGATTTCTCAGTGGCAGGAACAAGAACTGGGATGGAAGGAAAAAGAAGTTCTCTTATCACACACGCAATTAGGCTCATTCATGAATGCAGACCTCGTGTATTTGTCTGGGAAAATGTTAAAGGAGCATTCTCCTCAAACAATGGCGCAGACTTTTGGGCGATTATGCAAGCCTTTGCCAACATTGGGGGTTATAGATGTGAATGGCAACTTGTTGACACAATGTGGTTTTTACCCCAACGGAGAGAGAGAATCTACCTTGTCGGATATCTTGCAGAAGCCAGAGGAGATTGGGCAGGAGTTTTTCCTCTCAAAGGATCAGGAGGAGAGGATAAGAAACCACAGGAAACGACCTATGAAATAGGAGATTATAGAATAGATGAAGGTTGGCGAGAGCGATTAGATGGAAATTGTCCAACAATTACCGCAGCAAGAGGCACTATAACGGGTCATCCTTTACTAATGGAACAAGACTACATCAGGAAACTGACGCCTGTAGAACTTGAAAGATTACAGGGCTTTCCAGATAATCATACTAAGTATGGTGATTATAACGGAGTAATTAAAGAAGTGATACCCAACATAAGATTTAAACAATGTGGTAATGCAGTTACTACTGATGTTGTACAGGCTATTGCCGAGAAGATAAAGCCGTTGTTCAAATGAAAAAGCATACTAAGATTTATATGCAATACTTCAATTATGTTCTGGATGATTTCATCCCTTGTGAGATTTGTGGAAGTAGAGCGGTAGATATCCATCACATAGAGAATAGAGGATCAGGAGGATCTAAGAATAAGGATGTGATAGAAAATCTAATGGCGGTATGTAGGAAATGTCATCTGGATCATGGTGATGTTCCTGAGAAAGTAAATTGGTTGAAGAATATACATAAGAGAAGATTATGAGGAGAGATATAATGAATAAGTATCTTAAAAAGAATAAGATTACCAAGTATGATTATTTAGAGTTAGCCTCTCAAAGAAAAGCAACGGATGTTCTAGGGAGATCAGGTGGTGCTTTATATGGATTGTATTCAGATGATGATCATTTATTATACTTGGGATATGCACAGAATTTAGCAAGTAGGATTGGCTCACATTTCAATAGTAATACAAATACAGGTCATTTTTCATATCGTGTGAAGTATGCAAGATATACATATGAGTTAAATGAAATAAGATCAGCATATGACAGAATTATCCAGAAAACACATCCAGACATAGAGATGTGGGATATTGAGTTCTTTGCAATCAAATTGCTAAGACCTATATATAATAAGGAAAAAGCAGAACATTTAATTTTTAGAAGAATATGAAAGAGATGAAGCAATTCCTGCGCATAGCAAATGCGAGGTTAAGAAAGGTCTATCCTAACAAGCAACAAAGAAGGGCTTGGGCAGCGAAGATGTATTCCAGATGGATGAGCCGCAAACAGAACTGAATCGGCTCAAGTATGTACCAAAGTGGTACACAAAGTAAGGTCATAACCTTACAAGGTTGTCACATAAGTAAGGTAATAATGTGACAAAATGGTACTTATTTGCATCATTAATGAGCGTTTAAGCATATAAAGATGGGCAATTCCATCATTTTGTATGTGAACACATATAACCTTTAACACCAAAGAGAAATGAAAACACCAATGCAAGAGTTGATTTCTGTAATCAGAAAGAGACAAGAAGATGAAGATGTGCAACCATTTATGTGGCTTGAACAGATAGTGGAGTTAGCAGAATCAATGCTTGAGAAAGAGAAAGAGGTGATGATTGACTTTGCTAAATGCTGCACCTCAAATGGAAGCCTACACGAAATTGATTATGTGTTCAACGAAACCTTTAACACCAAAGAGAAATGAAAGACATCATAGCATTGTGTAACCGAGACAAAGAAGATTATGGTATTGAGAGAGATTAGATATTGGCTTCGCAAGAAGCGACATATCAAAACCACAGAGAGATATTTAGAGATGTTAATGTTAGACAACATCAATCTATCTATTCAGGCAAGTAGATTCGGATGGAGTGATGAGATCCAGAATCAATTAACCAACTCAGCACTACTGATCAGAAAGTATCAGAGGAGACTGAGATTAATTAGAATGTAATGAGCAAGAGTGATCAGATCCTGATTAACAGGAAGAATCTGGAGATGCTATTCAGCATCCTAACCCAAGTACATCTGAGAGGACAACTCTCAAGAGATGAACAAATCTTTGTAGGGAAGTTTGTAGATTTACCTCCTGCTCCTGCAACACCTAATAGATCACAGAGGAGATTGAATCAGAAGATTATCAATCAGATCATTAGAGAGGAACAGAAGAAAGCAAAAGATAAAAAGTAGGTTCTATAATTATGGAAAGAGTAGACATTAGACAGATTAGACCGAATCCTGATAATCCAAGATTCATCAAAGAAGGGAAGTTTGAGAAGTTAGTGAAGAGCATTAAGGAGTTTCCTGAGATGTTAGAACTGCGCCCTATTGTAGTGAATCAGGATATGGTTGTCTTAGGAGGGAACATGAGATTGAAGGCTTGTGAGGAAGCGGGAATTGAACAAGTACCTATCATCTTTGCAGATAACCTCACAGAGGAACAACAGAAGGAATTCATCATTAAGGACAACTCCTCATTTGGAGAATGGGATTGGGATCTTCTGGCTAATGAATGGGAGACTCAGGATCTTATTGAATGGGGATTGGATATCCCTGATGACTGGGCAGCAGATGAGGTATTAGAAGCAAAGGAAGATGATTTTGAGGAATCAGCAGATGGTATAGAAACAGACATAGTCTTAGGAGACCTTATAGAGATAGGAGAACATAGATTGCTCTGTGGAGACTCTACGGATAGTGATCAGGTGGCTAAGTTGATGAATGGAGAGAAGGCTGATATGGTATTCACAGATCCTCCTTATGGCGTATCCTACGAGGGAGGACACAATAAGAAGAAGCGAGATGGTATCATTGCAGATACTCTATCAGGATCTGACCTATCTACACTCTTTGAAGATAGTATCAATACTGCCTGTATCTTTACTCATGACTATGCACCATTCTACATATGGTACGCATCAGGTAAATCAGTAGAGACATTTGCAGGGCTATCCAACACCCCTATATCTGTTAGAGCGGTCATTGCTTGGTATAAAGTGAAAAGCGGATTAGGAGCATTTATGTCTCAATACATCCCAAACTATGAACCTTGTATCTATGGTCATAAGGAAGGCAAGAGCATCAAGTGGTTTGGACCGACAGATGAAAAGACTATATGGGAACTCAAGAATGACAATAAGAATAAACTACACCCTACCCAGAAGCCAATAGAACTCCCTGAGAGAGCCTTGAAGAATAGCAGTCAGGTAGGAGACATAGTATATGATGCCTTTACAGGCTCTGGCTCTACTATGGTAGCAGCATATCAACTCAAAAGAAAGTGCTATGGTATGGAATTAGATCCTAAATATTGTCAGGTCATCATTGACCGAATGAAGAAACTTGATCCAACACTTGAAATAAAAATAAACGGAGAGATAAAGTAAGCATCGTTCTTTATGAGGTATCTCCAATCCCAAATCCATTGGAGATGTGTTAGGGGGATAAGGCTTCGCTTCAGCCATTCCCCCCTCTCTTATTAAAAGATAATTATATGGACAAAACTGAACAACATAAAAAGGCTATGCTTGAAGCACTTGAGCAAAGTCTGGGAGTAGTAACCTCAGCCTGTAAATCTGTAGGCATAGGAAGGACTACACACTACCTGTGGATGGATACAGATCCAGAGTATAAGAAAGCAGTAGATGACCTCTCAAATGTCGCATTAGATTATGCAGAGAGTAAACTACATTCTCAAATCAAGAAGGAGAATCCTACTGCTATCATCTTCTATCTAAAGACTAAGGGAAAGAAGAGAGGATATGTAGAGAGACAGGAGATATCTCATGAGGGATTAAAGACATTCCAGATAGAGGAAGTGGATGAGCAAGATCCAAGTTAATAAGGTCTATGGTCATCTAAAGAGATCAGATAAGAAGATCATTATTGAGCAGGGAGGTACACGATCAGGAAAGACCTACAATATTCTGCTCTGGATCATCTTTCATTATTGTGGTAGGAATCAGAATAAGACTATCACAATAGCAAGAAAGACCTTCCCTGCGGTGAGGTCATCTGTGATGAGGGACTTCTTAGATATCCTAAAATCAGCAGACCTCTATAGAGAGGAGAATCACAACAAATCAAATTCAGAGTATATCCTCAATGGGAATCTTGTAGAGTTCATCTCTATGGATCAGCCTCAGAAGATTAGAGGTAGGAAGAGGGATCTTGCTTTCTTGAATGAGGCGAATGAACTGACCTATGAGGACTGGCAACAAATCGTATTCAGAACAAGCGATAGAATCATCTTAGATTATAACCCATCTGATACCTTCCATTGGATATATGATAGGGTAATACCAAGAGATGATGCAGCATTCTACCAAACCACATACAGAGACAATCCCTTCTTAGATCAGACTATCATAGATGAGATAGAGCGATTAAAGGAAACAGATGAGCATTATTGGAGAGTTTATGGATTAGGGGAGAGAGGAACGAATAGAGCGCAGGTATTCCAATTCACGACTATCCAACAGATTCCTGCTCAGGCGAAGTTCCTGTCCTATGGGCTTGACTTTGGTTTCACTAATGATCCCTCTGCTCTTGTAGGATGTTATCAGGAGGGGAATAACCTATACTTTCAGGAGATGATCTATTCTACGAATCTCACTAATCAGGATCTGGATAGAGAGTTCAGGAAATTAGAGATAGGGAGATATGATGAGATATTCGGTGATTCAGCAGAGCCTAAATCTATTGAGGAACTCCATAGGATGGGATGGAATATCAAGCCAACGGCAAAGGGATCAGATTCAGTCAATGCAGGAATTGATATGTTGAAGAGATATAAGATTCATATCTTAGGAGCAAACCTAATGAAGGAGATGGAGAATTATAAGTGGATGGAGGATAAGAATGGAAACCTCCTAAACAAACCAGAGGACAAGTGGAATCACTTGATTGATGCGATGAGATATGGAGTATATAACAAACTAAGCAAACCTAACTATGGTAGATACACAATCCGTTAGTATTGAGATTCCAGAGAATCTATCAGATATCAAATTATCTGCATATAAGAAGTTCATCCTGATGGCTAATGAGGAGAATGGTGATGAATTGGCTTTATATCATTTCTGTGGCTTGACTCCTGATCAGCAGGAGGGGATGAAGAAGAAGGATTTGGATGAGATCAGATTCCAGATAGGAAATGTATTGTCTGAGAAACCTGCCCTGAAGAAGATATTCAAATTCAAGGGGAAGGAGTATGGCTTTCATCCCAAATTAGAGGATATCTCTATGGGAGAGTACATAGACTTAGATGAGTACCTGAAAGAGCCTTATAAGAACGCTGAGAAGATATTAGGAGTCTTATATAGACCTATCACTAATAAGATGTTTGGGAGACATAGCGTAGAGGCATATGATCCTGATAAGCATCATGGGGAAGGGTTTCAGGATCTGAGTGCTGACATATTCTTAGGATGTCTGCTTTTTTTTTATCGTTTAGAAACCAACTTACAGATAACTTTCCTGACATCTTTGGAGAAGGAGCAGAAGGATATGATCTCCAATCTCACTTCAGTAGGAAATGGGGATGGTATGGAGCAGTTCATCAAATTGCTAAGGGAGATCTCCTCAAGTTTGAGAGGGTAACTGAGTTACCTCTTAGAACCTGCCTGACTTATCTGGAGTATGAGATGGATAAGATGGAGGTAGAAAAATCATTGATGAAAAAAAATTCCTAAGGGATATCTATTGAAATGTTTTTTTAATATCTTTGGATAAATCAAAAACATTAGAGAGATGAATTTATATCAGCAAATGACTCCTGCTCATAGAGAGGAAGTCCAGAAAGAAGTAGAGAAGTATCCTGCAACAGGAAGATTGATTATGTACTCATTAGAGCATAATAGTATGATATCCACGCTGACCATCAGAGAGGCATCAGATATCCATAATATCTTCTATCCTTATGAGCCTTTCAGTTTGTCTAACCTATATAAACTATTTGCGTAATGGATTACTTAGATTGGGAATTGGCGGTCTATCAAGATTATGAGGAGCGTATGTGCGGAGTCTGTGGAGAGTATGTAGATGAGGAATGGTCCTGCGGATGTTGTGAGAATTGTAAGTCCTCAGAATGTGAATGTGAGGAAGAAGAAGTACATTTGGGAATCTAATGGTGGTTCATTAGGTTTGGTTTGGTTGAGGAGGTCTGTGGTGGATCTCCTCTTTTTTTATCCCTATTTTTACAGATAGGGTTTTTTAGTTATATGAAGAAGGGATATTATCAAATTACGGAAGCACTTGAAAGTGCGGCATCATCTAATGATCAGATCAACCAAGTTACTTGGGGAGATATCTTTGATCTTGATTTCAGGAAGCAGGATATGTTTCCTATTGCTCATATCATGACAGGGACTGCAACTCTTGGAGAGAGAGTCATTACCTATGAGTTTGATCTTCTGGTAATGGATATCGTAGATTACTCTAAAGATGCTAAGGATCTATATGAGGGGAATATGATGAAGCAGGATGTGTACCATAGAACTCTTGCAGCCATTTCTGAGATACTTGCTACCTTCAGAAGAGGAGATCAGTATGATGCTTATTTCAGGTTAGTGAATGATCCTGTAGCAGAGCCTTTTGATGAGGATATGGAAGCGAATATCTGTGGATGGAAGGCAACCCTTCAGATAGAGGCGATGAACCCTAACAACATCTGTTGATGAAGGGAGAGAATACAAAGAGAGCATTAGATAAGTTTGGGAAGTATCTGGTCAAGCAGTCCAGAAGCAACCTTACTAAGAAGAGAAAGAATGTAACGAATAAGTTATATGATTCTCTGGATTATGAGATCAGATCCTCTAATGTCTCCTTTGAATTTGATTTCCTGATGGAAGCCTATGGGGAATGGGTGGATAAGGGAAGAAGGGCAGGAAAGAATCCTCCTTTCTCTCCTCTTAGAGAATGGGTACAGAATCGCAGGATTCAGTTCAGGAGCAATAAGGGTAGGTTTCAGACCTATGACCAAACTGCTTGGGCTATTGTAAATAGCATAGGAAAGAAGGGAATCCCTGCTTCTAATTTTTACTCAAGACCTTTCCAATTGGGATATGCAAAACTGCCTAATGAATTGGTAGAGGCATATGCATTGGATGTGGAGGACTTTATTGAGTTCAGTATAGATAAGTTAAATAAAGAATATAAGGATGGCGGTAATTAGTCCTGAAGGCTTAGTAGCAGCGAGATCTCCTCTGTTGATCACTTGGAATGGAACAGGGACATCAGCAAGTGATATCAGATATTTCAATCTGGAGATATATGTATGGTCTGGAGAGGAGGCATCTAAACCTGCATCTCCTGTTTATACGATTAATAGAACATCAGGATTTGTAGATTCATATCCTACTGCTGATATCTCAGCATTGATAGAGAATGAATTCAATAATAGAATCAGCAAACTTTGGAATGATGCTATTGTATTTCAATCTCCAGATTCACACCTATTCGTTCAGGTAGATTATGATATAGAATATATTGATCCTTCTGGACCTTTTGTAGTGAATGATACAGGATCTACAGATATCTTCATTGTTACCTATGGATATGGGAAATTCATTGAGGGAGCGAATCCTAAGATTCAAGGTCCACTATTACAGGAGAAGGATAGATATGCATATGAGAAAGATGCTTGGATGTTACCTATCTATCTGGGACTTCATGGAGAGGGATTAGATATCATCTATGGATATAGAGATAGAGTGATTGCTGATGGTGGTTCTGTGGAGGCATTATCCTGTTGTAATATCGGACTTGCAAATATCAAGGTCTTGAATGATGATGGAACAAGTTATCAGTATGCAGTAACTGAGGCGGATGTCTATGAGACAAAAGCAGAGGAGAGAGTTCTCCTATTCCCTTCAGGAATCGCTAACCTATCTAATTGGAAAGTGAATCAGGGCTATGGAGGAACTGCTCCCTATAGAACTCAATATTATGATATCCAATTATTGGATGGATTTGATAGCATCATTGATAGTATCAGAGTCTACAATGAATGTGAGCCTAAGTATGATCCTGTATCTCTGTATTTTGTGAATAGATATGGTGCTTGGGATTATATCACTTTCTTGAAGAGATCAGATAAGGATTTGACATTAGAGAAGGAGACCTATCAATCTGTGATTGGATCAGCATCTGCTTCTGGATATACTTGGGGAAATCAGGCGAGAGGATTGAGGTCCTATAACCATAAGGTAACTCATAATATGACTCTTAATACAGGGTTTGTTTCTGAGGACTATGGAGAGGTAATGGAGCAACTCCTGATGAGTGAGTATGTATTGATGATCTATAATAGAACAACTACTCAATCAGGATTTGGATTTGATATCTCTCAGGATCAGAGAGCAGTCAATATTGTAACTAATTCGTTACGACTTCAGAAGCATATCAATGATAAGACTATCAATTATACGATAGATATTGAGATGGCTAACCCTGAGAATGCTATGCTATGATAGAGATTTATGTAGGATCTGAGAGATTAGATACTTTCAAGGATGAGGATGTGAATATCAATCTGAACCTTCAGAATGTGAAGGATGTCAGCAAACTATTTACGGACTATACTCAGAACTTTCAAGTTCCTGCTTCTAAGAGCAATAATGCGGTATTCAAGCATTACTATAATTGTGATATCTCTGGAGGGTTTCAGGCTTCCCTGAGACAGGATGCTACAATCTTTGTGAATAAGGAACTATTCAGGGAGGGAAGTATTGAGTTGATATCTGTAGATATGAAGGATGGTAAACCATCAGCATATGAGATAGTATTCTACTCAGCAGGTGTGAATCTCAAAGATCTCTTTGGGGAGGATGAACTTACAGACCTTGATCTATCAGCATATGATCATGCCTATGAAGGAGCAATTATTAGAGGTGCTTTTGAGGGGACTACACCATTAAATTCAGGAGATATTATCTATCCATTGATTTCGCCTGTTAGAGATTGGCATTATGATTCTTCTTCCTCAGATCATGATGATAATGACTTGGCGTACCATACTCAAAACGACACACACGGCTTAAACTACTATCAACTCAAACCTGCAATCAGGATTAGTAAGTTGATAGATGCTATTGAGAGCAAGTATTCTATAAGCTTCACCTCAACCTTTTTCGGGACAAGTAAGTTTACGGATCTTTTCTTGTGGTGTCATCGTAGAGAGGGCTATATGTTCTTTGGTCAGGAGAATGGATTTACTGCTGAGAAGATTAACTTCACTTCCGCCACAGGTCTGTTTGATGCTACAACAGATTTGTATACCAATAACAATATTATAACAACTTTAATTTGGAAGTATAGTATTACATCTACAAATGACTATCAAGTGCATTGGTATGTCAATGGTGTGTATATAATGAGCAGACAACATTCGGGGAATGTTACTAATCAGGAGGTATATCTAAATGCTTGGCTAAAGGGGGGTGATAAGGTTCAAATGAGATTCTCACCGCCTATAGATTGGGGAGGAGAAACTATAACTATTACAAGTTGCAATATATCGGGAAGACCTTCACCTGCGGCAGCAGATGTATTTACGGCTACTACAAGCACATCTCAATCATTTACGACTGATGTGATAATGAGCGATCAGATGCCTGAGCAGAAGGTATATGATTTCTTCATTGGATTAGTGAAGATGTTCAACCTTGTGGTAGAACCAACAAGCAGAACAAAGTTCAATATAGAACCTCTGGATGATTGGTATGCTTTAGGAAGCAACTACGATATTACTGACTATGTAGATATAACAACACAAAAGATTATTAAGCCTGAATTACATAGAAGAATATCGTTTAATTATCAGGAATCAGGATCTTACATTGAGGAGGCTTATAGAAATGCAAATGGTGGTGTAGGTTATGGCGATCTTAGAGCCGATTTCACTTTTGATGGCTCTGAGTTGTCTACTGAAACAACCTTTGAGTTGATGAAGTATGTGAAGTTAGAAGATCTTGATACTAATACACCTGTTACTTGGATTTGTGGTAAAAGCATTGACAAGGAAATAAAACCATACATTGGTGAGCCTGTTATTTTCTATTCGCCAAGCACAATAGATATCTCTGCCTATCCAATAGGCTTTTTAGATGAAACAGGATTGACCGATACTAACCCTTCTAATCAGATGTATATGGTAGGTAATATTGATAATACAAATGTAGCAGATGTAACTCAAATGCTATCCTATGGACTTGAAGTTGATCCTTTCCATGAACAAAGTTTCTTACAGACCTTATACAATCAATTCTGGGAAGATTATATCACAGATCTCTACTCATCTCAGAGGAGAGTCTATAAGATGAAAGCGGTATTGCCTTTTAAGGTAGCATCTCAGTTGAGGATGAATGATAAGTTGGATATCAACGGCAGGAGATATGTGATTAATGAGATCCAGATAAACCTCAGAACGGAAGAGGCTACTTTGGAACTTCTAAACGATGTATAATGGACTTGGGTTTTATAATTGAGCAACTCCAGAGAACAGAGGCTATTGATCAGGATATGATGATAGCAAAAGGAGAATGGAAGATCATCACTAAATGGAGTGAGGCTAAAGAACAGATTAGATGGCAGTCAAAAAAGAAATAGAGATTAATGTAAATACTACGAAGGCTGAGAAGAATATTGACAACCTTGATCAGGGTATTCAGGGAGCAACAAGTCAATTGGATAAATTGACAGGAGGGATGATCTCAGGCTTCAAGAAGGGGATTACAGGAATCAAGCAGGGGATTACCGCTATGAAGTCTCTGAAGGTGGCTATTGCCGCCACAGGGATAGGTCTATTGATCGTTGCTTTTGGTACATTGACATCTTACTTCACCAAGACTCAGAGAGGTGCTGATAAACTCGCTCAGGCATTTAAGGGAATCGGCGCAGTAGTAGATGTCCTTATTGATAGATTCTCAACCTTTGGAGAAGGTCTATTTGCTATCATCTCAGGGGATTTCTCAAAGGGTTTAGATATCCTAAAGGGATCTATATCAGGAATTGGAGATGAGATGCGTAATGAGGCAAAAGCAGCCATTGATTTAGAGAAGGCGCAACAGGCTCTGGAGGATAGACAGATTGAGTTGATTAAGGTCAATGCTCAGAGAAGAGCATCTATTGAAGAGTTGCGATTAACGGCAGAGGATGAGAATAAGACTAATGAGGAGAGAGCCAATGCTCTGAGAGAGGCAGCGAGATTACAGAATGCGATTGCTGATGATGAGATTGCTATTGCAAAGGAAAGAGCGAGAATCATCAGAGAGAGAGTTGCCTTAGGGGAATCTTCACGACAGGATATAGAAGATCAGGCTACTGCTGAGGCAAGAGTCATTGAATTAGAGGCTGAGAGATCCAGAAGATTGAGAACTCTTCAAACAAGATTGAATGCCTTTACTAAGGGTGTTGAGGAGAATACTGATGAGACTGATGCTAATGCAGAAGCCCAGAAGAAACTGAATGAGGAGATAGCGAAGAGAAATGCGGCTCTGGATCAGGAGGCGGCTACCCTTCAGGAGAAATTATCTCAGGAATATGATGCTATTCTTCAAGCATCTCAGGATGCTCAGACTCAGGAATTGAATGCAGTAGAGGATAAGTATAACCAACTCCTTGATAAGGCAGCAGAATACGGATTTGATGAGATAGAATTGGCTCGTTTAAAGAATGAGGAGATCAATGCTATTAATAAGAAGTATGATGATGAGGATTCTGCAAGAAAGAAGAAGAAAGCAGATGATGATAGAGCAGTTCAGGAGGCTACTATCAATGCTATTGCAGGTACATTAGGTTCATTGAGTCAATTAGCAGGTCAGGATGCTGCAACAGGGAAGGCGTTGTCTGCTGCTCAGGCAATCATCAATACCTATACAGGTGCTACTAAGGCTCTTGCTCAGGGAGGTATAGCAGGTCCAATTGCAGCAGCAGGTGTTATCGCTTCAGGGATTGCATCTGTAAGACAGATCTATGCTACTCAATTGCCTCCAACGGCAGGGGGAGGTTCAGGATCTGGTCCAAGACCACAAATCTCAGCACCTCAAATCTCTCCAAGATTGGCGTTGAATACGCAGGTTGCTGACTTAGGTAATCAGATCACTCAATCATTAGAGAGAACTCCTGTGAGAGCGTATGTAGTTAATCAGGATGTGCAGACTGCTGCGAAGATGGATAGAAAGATTAGAGAAACGGCAACAATAGGATAAGATGAAATTTTTTGAATTAGTATTAGATGAGGAGAAACTCCTTCACGGCATAGATGCAATCTCCATTGTGGAGCATCCTGCTATTGAGGAGGACTTCATCACAATGAGCAAGGAACAGAAGGTTGAATTCAAGGAGGTAGATCAGGAGAAGAGAATCCTCATGGGTGCGGCTATGATTCCAGATAAACCGATATACAGAAGAGATGGAGATGAGGAGTATTATGTGTTCTTCACAAAGGATACTATCCGCAGAGCCTCTGAGTTGTATTTGATGAATGGGAAGCAGAACAATGCGACCTTAGAGCATCAGGAGAAGATTCAGGGACTATCTTTAGTGGAGAGTTGGATCATTGAAGATCCTGAGAAGGATAAGAGCAGAGCCTATGGCTTAGAGCATCCTGTAGGGACTTGGATGGTTAGTATGAAGGTTAATAATGAAGGTATCTGGGAGGAATATGTCAAATCAGGAAAAGTTAAAGGATTCTCAATTGAAGGATGGTTCATGCAGCGAGAATCGGCTATTGAACTCTCTTCACAATTATCTGAAATTGAATCAGCAGAAGGAGAACACCTCTTGGAACTTTATCTATTGGGATTGATTAAGGGAGTAGTTAAGAATGATAAGAGATACAAGAATGGAAAGAAATTGGATCTTGAATCATTCAGAGACTATCCTGATTCAGTTTCTAACAATGCAAAGAAGGGAATTGAACTCAATGAGAAGCAAGGAAATAAATGTGCTACTCAAGTGGGTAAGATCAGAGCGCAGCAATTAGCACAGAAGCAGCCTGTATCTGTGGAGACTATTAAGAGGATGTATTCCTATCTCTCCAGAGCGCAGGAATATTATGATGAGGGAGATACCACTTCTTGTGGATATATCTCTTATATGCTATGGGGAGGATTGAGTGCTAAGAGATGGGCTGAGAGTAAATTGAAAGAATTGGGTGAACTCTGAAAGTAACCCAAAAATGTTGATAATAGTTGTTTAATTAGAAAAGTTCACAAAAATGAATTTACAAGAAGTATTCAAGAAAATTGAAATGGCTCTTACTCCTTCAGTAGAGGAAACTCAGGAAGAGGTAAAAGTTGAAATGGCTACAATGAAACTCGCAGGAGGCGTTGTAGTAGAAGCAGAATCATTTGAAGCAGGTGAGAATGTATTCCTACTTGGTGAAGATGGTGAGAAAGTTGCTGCTCCTGTAGGAGAGCATGAATTGGAAGATGGTCGCATTCTTGTTATCGTTGAGGAAGGTGTGATTGCTGAGATTCGTGAATCAGGATCTGAAGAAGAAGCACCTGCTCAAGAGGAGGAAGCATCATCTGAAGAAATGGCTGAGGTAGAGATGGAGTATGTAAGCAAAGAAGAGTTTACTGCTGCTATTGATGAGATCAAGGAGATGATTGCAGGAATGATGCCTAAGGAAGAGCAATCTGCTGAGACTGAAGAAGTTGAAATGAATGCTGAAGAGACTACTGAAGAGGTAGTTGAGGAGAAAGTAGAAATGAGCGCAGAGGAAGATGTTCCTGCTGCTAAGAAAGTAACTGCTGCTCCTGTTGAGAAGAAGCCTGATATGCACCAATTTGCTACTAAAGGTCGCAAAGATGCTTTGGCTCGTGTAATGAGTAAATTATCCTAAATTAAATAACGAAGAAAAATGGCTACAACCACTTCAATTACTACCACATATGCTGGTGAATTTGCAGGGAAATATATTTCTGCTGCTTTGTTGAGTGCTGATACCCTTGAAGGTGGCGGTATCACAATCAAACCTAATGTTAAGTACAAGGAAGTTATGAAGACTCTTTCTACCGATGCTATCGTGAAAGATGCTACTTGTGATTTCTCTGATACTTCTACTTTGACTCTTGCTGAGAAGATTCTTCAGCCAGAAGAGTTCCAAGTAAACCTTGAGTTGTGTAAGAGCGACTTTGTAAGCGATTGGGAAGCAATTTCAATGGGCTACTCTGCCTTTGATGAATTGCCTTCAAACTTCGCTGATTTCTTGATTGGTCATGTTGCAGCGAAAGTTGCTCAGAAGACTGAACAAACTATTTGGCAAGGTGCTACTGCTACTGCAGGTGAATTCAATGGATTCGGTGCGTTGTTGGCTGCTGATGGTGATGTGATTGATGTAACAGGTACTTCAGTAACTGCTGCTAATGTTATCACAGAGATGGGTAAAGTAGTTGATGCTATCCCTTCTGCAGTATACGGAAAAGATGATCTTTACATCTATGTTTCTTCAAATGTTGCTCGTGCTTATGTTCGTGCATTAGGAGGCTTCGGTGCTTCTGGTTTGGGTGCTAATGGTGTGAATGGTCAAGGTACTACTTGGTTCAATGGTGGAGATCTTGCGTTTGATGGCGTTAAGTTGTTCGTTGCTTCAGGTATGGCTGACAACACTATGGTTGCTGCTCAGAAATCTAACTTGTTCTTTGGTACAGGTTTGTTGAGCGACCACAATGAGGTGAAACTTCTTGACATGGCGGATTTGGACGGCAGCAAGAATGTTCGTGTGGTAATGCGCTATACTGCAGGTGTTCAGATTGGTATTGGTGCTGACATCGTATACTACTCTTAATATACTGATTGATTAACCTAAAGAGGGCAGGTGAGCGATTGCTTGTCTGCCCTTTTTTAATATTTGAAATATGGCTTGTGCATTAACAAAAGGAAGAAACGAACCCTGTAAAGATGTAGTTGGTGGTATCACCGCAGTATACTTTGCAGACTTTGATACATTAGGTGCTATTACCTATGATGCTACTGATACGGATGTGATTGATTCATTCGGAGGTACTCCTACTTGGTTCAAGTTTGAAGTAAAAGGAAACTCATCTTTTGAGCAGACTATCACTTCATCTCGTGAGAATGGAACGACCTTCTATGATCAGACATTGAACTTAACATTCAAGAAATTATCTAAGCAGACTCATAATGAGTTGAAGTTGATCTCTTATGCTCGTCCTCATGTGGTGGTAGAAGATAACAACGGAAACAAGTTTATGATGGGCTTGGAGTATGGTGCTGAGGTAAATGGTGGTACTATCGTAACAGGTGCTGCTATGGGTGATCTCTCTGGATATACTTTGACATTGAATGCTCAGGAGAAAGTACCTGCGAATTTCGTAGATGCTACTATTACTGCTGATGCTTCTACTATCTCTGATATCTAAGGATAGATCCTGATAGGAATAAAAAAACCCCCTCCAGAAATGGAAGGGGTTTCTTTTTTGGTAGATATCTCTACCAAGAGAGAGATGAGTGATGCAAATATAACCATTCTATTGCTTTTGGGTTTTATAATTGATGATAATTGTAGAAGAAAATACAACGGCACAGATTAAGATGTATCTCAGGGATTTCACAACGGAGTCTTTTGAGATGGAAATCATATCTGAGGATCAGAGAAAGGAAGTAGTTGATCAGGCGATCTCAGGGACATACGATGACTTTAGAAAGACTTTCTCTTTCTCGTATGATGTTTCCTCATTGATAGCAGAGAACTTCTATGTGGTGAAGATTTGGGAAGTGGGTAAAATCAAACTACTTTCACAGGATAAGATGTATATCATGCCTGTAGGATCTGAGGTAGCAACATATCAACCTAAACTCGCTACAACAGAGAAGGTGATGAATAATGAATTCAAGATTTATGGAGAATAGCCAATTCAAATTTGTTCAACTCTCAACATATACCTCTCCTGTGGTGAGTGAGAACTCTCGCAAGGGATGGGTAGAGTATGGAGATGATAACGATTACTTCCAATATCTGATTGATAGATATAATGGATCTCCTACGAACAATGCAGTAGTATCTGGAATCATTGATATGATTTTCGGTCAAGGTATTGATGCTACGGATTCAGGGAAGAATCCAGAGGGATACCTACAACTAAGAAAACTCATCAAGGATGAGGAGTTGAAGAAAGTGATCAATGATTACTATATGCTTGGTAATGGTGCTTTCCAAGTGATCTACAATCAGAATAAGAGTAAGATTGTGGAGGTATACCATATGCCTGTAGAGACTCTCAGAGCAGAGAAGTGTAATGATGAGGGAGAGGTAGAAGCCTACTACTATGCTTATGATTGGAGTGAGGTACGATCTAAGAAGGGTGTTGAGCGTATTCCTGCATTTGGATATGGCTCTCAGGGAGACAAGGTAGAGATCCTGTATTTCCGCCCATATCGTTCAGGATCATATTACTACTCTCCTGTAGACTATCAAGGTGCTTTGCCTTATTGTGAGTTAGAGGGTGAGGTAGCCAACTACCACATCAATAATATCAAGAATGGACTTGCTCCTTCAATGATTGTGAACTTCAATAATGGAGTTCCTCCAGAGGAAGAGAGAGATATCATTGAATCTCAGATCAAGCAGAAATGGGGAGGTACATCTAATGCAGGGAAGTTCATCCTTGCCTTTAATGATAGTGCTGATACGGCTGCTTCTATTGAGCCTGTTCAATTGTCAGATGCTCATAACCAATATGAATTCCTATCCAGAGAATCTCAGCAGAAGATTCTTGTAGGTCATAGAATCACTTCTCCTATGTTATTTGGGGTGAAGGATCAGACAGGATTAGGGAATAATGCTGATGAGATTAAGACTGCTTTCACTTTATTTGACAATAGTGTGATCAGACCTAAGCAGAATCAGGTGATCAATGCTCTGGATCAGATCCTTGCTTTCAATAATATTGCTCTGAATCTATACTTCAAGACTCTTGCTCCTTTGGAGTTCACAGATGTTGAGGATGTAACGGATCAGGAAGTAGTAGAGGAAGAAACAGGGATTAAGATGGCTGCTACTCCTGAGTTCACTAAGAGCGATGAGCAGGAGTGGTTGGAATACCTTGCTGATAAGGGAGAGACTATTGATGAAGAGGAATGGGAATTGACTGCCGTTCAGGATGTGGAAGATCCAGATAGAGAAGATGAGATTGTAGAGGCTATTACTTCTGTGAGTATGGCTGCGGTATCCTCCTATGGGAATGCTGAGGAGCGATCAACTCAGGATGCAGGGATGTTTAAGATTCGCTACAGATATTCAGGATCATTGAGTGATAATAGCAGGACCTTCTGTGTTGAGATGGTAGGATTGTCTGATGGAGGGAAGGTCTATAGAAAAGAGGATATCAATCAGATGAGTTTCTCTGGGGTTAATGGTCAGTTTGCTCCTAAGGGGAGATCAACCTATTCTATCTTCAAGTATAAGGGAGGAGCGTATTGTCATCACAAGTGGCAGCGTTTGATCTTCATGAGAAAGAGAGATGGAGGTAAGTTCTTGCCTAAGAGTGAGACTGAGGCTCTGGAGAATGATAGAAGAGTAGCACCATCACAGGCGGCAAGTGCAGGAGTTCCTGATAGCAAAATCAATCCTAAGGATTATGATATTGCGAATACCCGCCCTATTGATATGCCTAACAGAGGAAAATTGAATTAAGATGGCTCAGGTATTATTTGTCAGCCCTGCTGATGTTATAAAGAGAACAGGGATTAATGGGAATGTTGATCGTGATCAGATGATCCAATTCATCAAGATTGCTCAGGATATTCATGTTCAGGGGATATTAGGTACTAAGTTGTTCAATAAGATTGCGAGTGATATCAATGATGATACCCTCTCAGGGGACTATTTAAGCCTTTTCACGAACTATATTCAGGATATGGTCATCCACTATGCTGCAATAGAGATATTGCCTTATATCCATTATAAGGTGGCTAATGGAGGAATCTATACAAAGGGATCTGAGAATGGTCAGAATGTAACGAAGGAGGATTTAGATTACCTGATCCAGAAGGAGAGAGATATAGCGGAGCATTATGCTCGTAGATTTGTAGATCATATGGCGTTCTACAATTCAAGATATCCAGAGTACAATACCTCATCTAATGATGATATGTACCCAAGTAAGAATCAAAACTTCAATGGATGGGTTTTATAGTTAAGACAACTTACAAGCCAAAGGTGGAGAACATCCAAAAGTTGAAGAAGTATCTCATGAAAAAGAATAAGAAAAATGGGTGAGAAAGGATATGGTGCTATCTATGGCTCTACTTGGTGGGGATCAGGAGATGCATTCACTAATACAATCGGATGGGGATCTGCGATGTTCTATATCCTTGATCCTGCACAATTCCAGAATAGAGCCTTAGAGGATGGAGCGGTGATGGAATCCTTTGAATGTGTTTCTAAATCATTGAGAAGATTCCCTCAGGCAGATCGTGGGAGACAGATATTTGATGCTTATGATCTGAGAGTAGAATCAGGATCTGGATCAACAGAAGCGAGAACCTGTACTATTAACGAATTAAACGAAATATTGTGAGTTTATACAAGGATGCAAGTTTAGTAATGATACCATCTGCCTATAAGGATGGGAAGTTGTATAGCATACGCCCTACTGATGGTAGTGGTGATTTTACATTTAGTAGGGGTTCAAATCTTGCTGCTACAAGGGTAGATGTTAATGGTCTTATTGAGAAGGGTAGAGAGAATCTCTTTAC